TTTAAAGGCTGGTAGTACATTTGCTTATATAACCAGCCTGAGAGTAATAGAGCAGTAATGCAAAGCGAGCAGGAAATTAAAGACTCACACATAGGGTCTTTAGCCAACAAAGCCAAGATAAACAAGCTAAGCCGCCAAGATAAAGAGCGGCTTTTGTTGCTGCTAAAAGAAAGGGAGAGGCGTCGAGAACTAGTAACAATACAAAAGGTTTTCGACTCACTCTACGCTTGGCAACACAAGTTTATTGGTAGCACACTGAGCCATCGCTCTTGCATGTTAATGGCCGCCAACCGAGTCGGTAAAACATACACAGGATGCTTGGTTGATTCAATTCATGCAACGGGTGACTATCCCGATGATTGGACGGGGCACAGATTTGAACACGCCCCACTTATTTGGGTGCTAGGATACTCAGGCGAAAAGATACGCGACTTATTGCAAATGCCAATCGTTGGTACTTATAGTGGCGGCGAGCTAACTGGCGGCTTAATACCTAAAGATAGAATACTTGACGCCCTACCAATGATGGGCACTCCCCGTTGTTGTCGGGAGGTCAGGGTTAGTCATAAGTCTGGCGGCATATCTCGCTTGCAATTTTGGTCTTACACGCAAGGTCAGCATGCCCTAATGGGTGATAGCCTTGATTGGTATCATATTGATGAAGAGCCAAAAGATTCCACAATTTATCCACAGGTTATCACCAGGACAGCGACGGGAGATAAAGGTAAGGGCGGTAGGGGGATATTAACCTTTACACCTGAAAATGGCCGAACTGAGCTAGTTATTAATTTCATGGATAAGCCTGGCAAATCTCAGTACATACAGAGAGCGACATGGGATGACGCCGAGCATTTAACGGAAGAAACAAAAGAGGCTTTATTGTCTCAATTTCCACCGTATCAGCGAGACATGAGAACTAAGGGCTTACCACTTCTTGGTGCTGGACTTATCTTTGATTTGGATATTAGAGATAATGTGGTCGAGCCGTTTAAATGCCCGAATCACTATTGCATTATTAATGGTATGGATTTTGGGTGGGACCACCCACAGGCCCATATACAGTTATGGATAGACAAGGACACAGATGTTATCTATGTTGCCAACGCCTATAAGAAATCAAAAAAGATGCCTTATGAGGTTTGGGAGGTAATAAATAGCTGGTGCAATGGTGTGCCTACATCATGGCCGCACGATGGATTTCAGAGCGAGAAAGGCACAGGCCGTGAGCAAGTAGAGAGATACAAGGTTAAAGGGTGGGATATGCTTCACAAGCAAGCCACTTGGCCAAATGGCGGCAACGGTGTTGAAGCTGGTGTGATTGAAATGTACAACATGATCAAGAATAAAAAACTCATGTTTATAATGTCAGCTGGCGTCAATGAATTACTAGAAGAGTTTGAAAACTATCACCGCGATGACAATGGCAAGATTGTTAAGGTCGGCGACGATTTACTTGATGCCTTACGCTATGCTTACATGATGCGAAGATATGCAAAAACAAAATATGATATAATCCATGCAGACGATGAGGATGAATATCAAAACCAAAACTCAAGAGAATACTGGTAATGAAAAAACTATTAGATGCAATTAAAAACCCGAACCTAGCCGATGACATGGACGATGACAAACTCAATCTCCTTGGGTCGCAGGTTATCAATGCACATAACAGTAATACCTCCTCTATGGGTACGTGGGAGGAAACCCTAAAGGATGGTATCGCACTTTGTGAGCCAGATTCTAAATCTCAAGATATACCATGGACTAATGCGGCCAACTACAAATCACAAATAGCAAATCAAGCTATCACTGATTTTGGCGATAAAGCGGTAATGGAAATACTATCCAGCCCTGACCTAATTAACATTGAATTCGAGGATGAAGATAACGAAGAGATAAAAGATGCGAGCGACCGCGTTAAAAAGCACATGAACTGGCAGATAAACTTTGAAGATAAGTCGTGGCGACCACAGCAAGAGCGCTTGTTTTACCGATTAGCCGCTCAGGGCTCCGTGTTTAAAAAGACCTACTTTGATTCAGGGCTTGGTCATAACTGCTCTGAGCTTGTTAGTTATCCTGATTTTAGCATTAATAATAAATGCCAAACCATGGACGAGCCACACTACTTCACGCATATTAGATACTACACGCGCAATGAGATAATGGAGCGCATTAATTCGGAGTTATGGATTGATATAGAGTCAATGTTTAGCAATGAAATAGAAAACACAATCGACAATGATAACTATAAATTTCTTGAGCAAATAACTGAGTTTGATTTTAATGACGATGGTTATGCCGAACCTGTACTTGTAACAGTTCACGAGCAAAGCGGCAAAGTCGTTCGAGTTATGGCAATGTTTGATAACGATAGCTTGGTAGTTAAATATAATGATAGAATCGCATCATACAAAGACATCGCCAGAGAGATAGTAAATAAAGAGGTCCAGCCGCACTCGTCAGAAGAGGAGCATCTTGATTACATTGATAAAGAAATAAAATCACTAAACAAGAAAGCTAAAATTATTTGCATCAACCCGATTAAAACGGTAACTCACTATCGATTTCAGGATAGCGGTGAGTCGTCATTATTGGGCTACGGGTTTAATCATCTAATGGCCAGCTCAATGAAGGCCATTAATAAGGCTACTAACTCATTATTTAACGCTGGTGATTTGGCCAACCTTCAAAGCGGCTTTCTATCAAATGAACACAAAGAAAAGAAAAAAGGCAGCACAGACTTTAAGCCTGGTCAATGGAGGCAAACCAATATACCAAGCGACACACTAGTGAATAGCGTAATGCCGTTGCCAGTTAAAGAGCCTAGCTTGGTATTACTACAGCTTAACGAGCAGATGAAGCAGGAAACAAATCAAATAGGCAATAAGGTCGATATAAACGAAATGATGTCGCCAAACATTCCTGCCGCCTCAGTTCTTGGTGTGTTGCAAGAAGGTGCGATACCAACGTCAGCCTTATTATTCAGAACAATAAATAGCATGAGTGAAGAGTTTCGTGTCATGTACGAGCTTAACGCCATGTATACCGACCCGGTTCAATACCAAAAGCTAAATGACGGCGCCAACTATGAGGATGATTATTCTGAAGAATTGTTTATTAAGCCAACGGCTAACGCTAAGTTCAGCAATCAATCGCAGCGAATACAGATGGCAACAGCAGAAATGGAGCAAATACCATTAATTATGCAAGCTGGCGGCAATGTCCTGCCAATCATTGAGGGTTACTTTGACTCGCTAGGTTCTGATAAATACGACGCAGTATTCAATAAAGAGCCATCACCTGAAGAGCAAGCGCAAATGCAACAAATGCAAGCAGCTCAAGAGCAGCAAAATCAATTACTACAGAAACAAAACCAAATGATTGAAGCTGAGCTACAATTAAGAAACAAAGAGATAGAAATAAAAGATTCCGAATCTGCTGCAAAAATTGCTACAATGCAAGCAGAGCAAGAGAGAAAAGACAATGAATCTCAAGCTAAAATGATAGAGTTAGAAGCCAAAATTCAACAAATGGAGATTGGCAACATAAAGACAGCGCAAGAAACCGATAAGATAAACGCAGAGACCAGACAAATTGAAAACAATTAGAGACATAGCCGAGGACTTACAGAACGCCAGTAAGATACTTGAGGTTAGCGACACAGATAAAGAAGAGTGGGAATCATCACCACAAACTAAGTTATTTATATTGGGGTTGGTGTCCAATCATTCGGAAGCGTTATTATCATTAGCGCAAATGGAAAGCGGGAATAGCGCAGAAAGAAAGCGCGGTGAAATACAAACATTAGAAAGAATTATAAATTCATTAATAGAGAAAGAGAGTAAAGATGATTAAGCTTAAAATAGGAAATGTTAAACCTGCTGGGTACTCGATACTAGTTGAATTATATCAGGTCAATAGCACTGATGCTGACGGGGTATTGAAATCAAAAGGCGGTATATTACTAGACCAAGGCGTGGCTAAAAAAGAGAACGAATCTGTACAAATCGCCAAAGTGCTTGATATTGGCCCTTTCGCCTATTCTCAATTAGAGTGCGGGTGTAAGACTGCCTATGATTGGGGTGTCGAGGTTGGTAAATACGTTTTGTTTGATTCGCATTGTGGAAGAAAAGTAACAACAGATCACAAAGATTTGCGCCGACTACTTACAGACCAAGAAGTCAGAGCAATTGTAGAATTAGAGAGCGAGGAATAGAAATGGATACATTAAGAGAAGAAGCGCAAGAACCTGAAACGCCAGAAATTGAAGCGGTAGAGCAAGAAGAAATCGAACAAGAAGAAGAGCAGCAACAAGAACCCAAAGCAGTATCACCCGAAGAACAGCAAGCTCGCGATAAAGGCTGGGTTGATTTGGAAGAATGGAAAAACCAAGGTAAAGACTCTGCTGACTGGGGTGGCTTTAGAGCATTTAATAAGAATGGCTCAATACTAGCTCAAAAGTACGCCAACGAGCGCAAGCACCAAGAAGAAATACAAAATTTAAATCAACTGCATGAAATCAGAATTAAAAACGAGATAAAGAACCTAGAAAGTAAGCGCATGGATGCGGTTGAGATGGCTGATACCGATGCTTATAAGCAAGCTCAAGGTGAGATTGATGAGCTGCAAAAGCAACAAGCGCAA